GGTTTTATTCCTTTATTATATATGCTTCTTCTAATTACAAACGCTAAACTCTTTTGACCTCCTTTAGTAAATCTACCTGTTTCTTTATCTCTTAACCTTAATCTCCTTTTATTTATCCAATCTAATATGGGCTTTTCTGGAGGCATCTTTGACTTGTAACTGAATGGAGTATTATACTTTTTCTTTACTCCACTTACTCCTTGATCTTGGTATGCTCCATACTCCTCCATTTCAAAGGTTAGGCTAAAGGATTTAGGATGTACCTGTAAATCATAGCCTATACTATTGTATAATTCCTTGCTTACATTCTTATTTTTTTTTGTAAGATTTGAACGAGAGAATTTAACCACATTCCTTGCAAACTTTTCTAATGCTCTTTTGACTTCTAACATATTGTCATATCATTTATAACTTGAACATCAAAGGTACAAGTCCATCCAGCAACATCATTTTCAAATCTGTCAGTAAAAGGCTCAACTGATGGATTGCCTACAACTTGATATTTTTCATCGTGCAAATCTCCTCTATACATTACTTCCATCAATCTATTAACTACTGCCAACTGTGTATTTAATACATCATCCTCATTTTCATTATCCACCAAGTCCATGCAGATAACGGATACACTAAACTGCCACACTCTTTCTTGATATGTTCCTGTGCCTATTATAACATGGCTTAATGGATACAGGCTTTGCTTGTCTATGTCCACCTTATAAATATCTCCACTTGTGCAAGTTTCAACAAAGTTGTCTGCAAGTAACTGCGTTTTAATCTTGTCTAATAATGTGTAATATGTCCTCATCGTTTTGCTTTAATTAATCTCATTTCTTCTTTTGCTTTTTCACTCTCAAATGCCAAGTACATCATACATTGATGTAAGGGGAGTTTTGTAATGCTTTCAAATCTTGTAATGTCCCCTTGAGCAAGTGTGTAAATTTCTGAATATCCACCCCATTGCTTTCCAAAAGCCGTTTGTTCTCCTCCTGTTCCAAATAGTTCGGGATATAATTCAACAAGTCGTTCATTAAATTTGAAAAAAAAAGCATCGCACCCATCACGACATCCATTGGAGCAGACTTCATTATCTCGCTGTATTTATGGCTTCCCTCGTAGTCTTCTATTAAATATTTCCTCCGTTGCTTTAATATGATTGGTCTATACATTGCTGCCATCGCCTTGTGCATAGTATCCCATTTCATATAACTACTAATATCTTTATTCTCGCCATAAGTTATATCATCTAACTTGGGTATAAAGCCAAATTCTTTGCCACTTATTTTAAAGCGATTTAAGAACCTTTGCTCTGTTTTGAATAGTCTGGTTATATCCTCAACTAAAGTATCCATAGATGTAGCCTTAATTGTTTTAACGGCACTCCTATCAATATTCATAAAGATACTTATCGTATCTACTTCGGTAGGCTTCTCCAATGCAGTATATTCTTGATACTGCCCTAATGTGATCTCACTTAAATCTGTTGGTACTTGAATCTCCATATCTATATAACACTTTTATGATGGTTTTGTATTGCACAAAAAAAGGGAGGCTACCACACCCCCCTATCAACACTAAAACATCTATGAAAAAAATTACTGGCACAAATATACAACTATTTTTTAATACACATAATACTCTCCACTATTTCCTACCTCATAATACATACGCATCATCATAGCATCACTCATATCTGGACTTCTACCTAATGCTTCTTTAACTTTATCCTTTGGCATTATCATTAATTTGCCATCTGTATCCATCTTGTATGTCTGAACTTGCTCCAATTCTGCTATTAAAGTTTCCTGTATTATTGTCGGTTTTACTTGTATCTCTTTTTGATTTATCATTTTAGCCAAAACATAATAACATTGTGTTTTTAAATTCTGGTAATTCTCTTTATTTAATGCTGCCTTGTTATTTACAAATCCTTTTACATTTAAAAAATCTACTACTCCACCACCTACTCCATCCTCATCAACTATTATATTTGAATTGGCTACATTCCACCTATGCTTAATCTCCTTAATTGCATTGCCTAAAAACTGCAAATCTGACTTGTCTATTATCTTAACTTCTTCAACTACTAATCCATCCCATAGCATAATAACTGATTTATCGTTACCCATCCTCGCAACATCACAAGTAATATACTTCTGTCCTTTCTCTGCCTGGTTGCTCCATAAGGCTAAAATGTTTTCATAGTTAATCATCTTTGCTGGGTTATCATCATACTCCCAATTACCATACAATAACCTTTGCTTACTTACCTCATCTATATTCTCTAAATTGTCTTTGTAGTGTTTAGAAATGTGTGGATTGTCATCTAACAAAGATGGTATAAATATTCTATGCTTTGGTAATTGCTTATCCTTATACGGCTTGTAATAATCTTTATACACCCAATTCTTTGATGGGTTACAGGTCATTAACATTTTAGGCATCAATCCGTATTCATCCAGCCTGTATCTTATCCTTGACTTAACTATATTTCTTGCTTTAATATTTATTTGATTTACCTCATCAATAAAAGCACCAGATATTTCAAGACTACCCAAGTCATCAAAATTAGGATCTGATGGATAATAAAATAAATCTTTTAAAAGTATCTCACTACCATTATGCCATAATATTACTCCACTTTGTGCTTTATATTCCCATAGTTTTGACATTCCAAGTTTGGTGCTTAACTCAAAGAATGTATTTAATGTCGTTTCCTTTAATGATTTTAATTTAGCCCTACCCATCAGCCACCTTGTATCTGGATAGTTAGTACACATATCCATCAACCATAATACTCCTAAAGCAGATTTACCACCTCCAGCACCACCACCATATAATACTTCAGTAGTAATGTTATCCTTTAAATAATAGGCTGCTTCGTTTTGTTTATTTGTTAGGCTTAACTCCATTGCCAATGTTTAATACAATAGGCTTGTCATCTGATGTAATATCCAATTCTGATTTTTCAATGTAGCCTCTTTTTTTACCTTTGGTTTTTAGATAGAATATAGTTGCTGCCGTTGATCCATTGCTCATCTGCTGGTGTAATTGGCTTTCTGCAAAATCCAAAGCCATATTTTCAACCTCTTTTACTGCTTCTGCAAACTTTGGATCATCTTTTAACCATTGATAATATTGTGTTCTGCCTACACCAGCAGTTTTACAGGCAGTCGTTACTATTCCTAATGATTTCTCTAACGCTTCTAATATTGCTTTTTTATGTTGTTCGGTTTTGTTCATAGTCTTTCAATATTTGACCTTTTAAACTTTTAAATTTATGTTTTGAAATCTCGCCACTTTTATATGATTGATAAAGTGCAATTAATAATCTTCTTTTATTCATTCTGTTGTGTTCTTATAATATTCTTTATAAAACTTTAACAATTTTTTTGATTTTATTTCTTTTACTGGTTTTAATATAAACGGCTCTTTCTTTTTAGATATTTTTTGCCAATCAATATCTTTTCTTCTTTTTAATGGTTGTTTAAAATGTTTTTTCCAATTTACATAATGATGTGGTCTATTAAATCGCATCCTTGTTTCTGCATATTGTGGCCATATTTCTTCTAAACTTCTTGCTTTTAAAATTTTCTTTTCATAGGCATTACCTTTATATAATTCATCTTGATTGCCACCTTTCATCTTTGCAGTTGTACTTGTTTTCCCAACCATTAAAGCATTAAATAATATAGTACATAAACCAGCATCCAAAACTTGCAAACATAAGTCTACATCTTCATTATATTTTAATCTCCATCTAAATGGCATTTGATTACAAATTAATAAAGCACTATATGCGTGTACATTTAAATAAAATGGTTTTTTTGTATTATCAGCCACAAACATAGTATAATTAAAAGCACTAATTCCTATGTTTGTATATCTGTCAGTAAAATCTTCTAATACTATTATAGATTTTTGTGCGTTACAAGGTATTCTATTGCCTTTATGCAATCTTCTAAAATGTTGAATATTATCATCAAAGCACCAATGTCTGTCAAACCCATTCTTGATACTATCTTCCCAACAAAAGTTTCTTGCTGGAAATGAGCCAACACCTAAATTGGCAAATGGTAATTCCAATACATATTCCTTACCAACTGATTCGCAATACAAACCATATTCTTGTGGCTCAACTACTATTTTAAAATCAATCTTATCTTTAAGAAATAGTTTTGCAGTCATAGGATTTTTCCACCTTCCTTTTGAAATAATATATATAGGATATTTATTCATCGTACCCATGAACTGCTTAAATCCCATCCACTTTTAAAAGTTGGTTCTATAATTGGTTTAAAACCATGACTTTTTATTTTATTCATTATATTGTATGCCATTTGCATCCAATCTTTTTTAGTTAATGGATGAAATTCTAAAATAATGGCTCTTAATTGTGGTTGTATAATATTATAACCATACTCTGCGCCCTCTACATCAATTTTAACAACTGTTGCATCTTGTAAGGCTTCTTCATATTTTATTGCCGGCACTTTAATATACCCTGCTTTCATTCCTTTTTTTGCTATACTATTTGTTGCACCAATGCCTTTAGATAAATATAACTCTATTTCTTCACTGTTATCACCTACAACTGCTTTATTATAAATATGCATATTATCGGTTTTATTCATTTTTAAGACATTAAATGTTTCAGGTGTTGCTTCATAAGACAATACCTTTTTTACACCTTGATTAGAAGCATAAATTGAGTATTCTCCTACATAAGCACCTATATCGGCAACGATATCTTCTTTATAAAGTTTTATGCTTTTACATTCTCTCATTGGATTGCAAAAAGGCACTTTAGATTTTAAGTTTTGAAGTGCATAATGCCCTCCTGTAACTGAATTATTGCAATAAACTATTTTTTTCATATTATTTATATTTTAAAGAGTTTAAATCATCTCTACCATCGTATGGATACCTTGACATCCATGCGTTTTGCTGCTTTTTAATAAACTGCAATTTGTGGAGTTCTGCAAATTCTTCTCGGTCTTTTTCGGTCTGAAATGATATGACTATTTTAAGTGGTGATTCTTTACTTTCAAACTCTGGCATCCCAACCCATTCATCATTTTCATCTCCAGAATTAACCATATTAACATCAGTATTAGTATATAATTGCCAAACATCTAATCCCCACTCATTTAGTTCGGCACTATCCCATTCATTTGCCAATATATCCCAATCCCACTCTCCGAAATTAGCATTGTCTTTTATTATAAATTCATCTTTTTGCTCCTGTGTCCATCCCTCTGCTATATCTATCCATACTTCTTTTAATCCAGCATCTTTACAGGCTTTCCATCTCATGTTGCCACCAAGCACCATCATATCCTCATCTACAACTATTGGTCTTTTCTCCAGCATCTCTGGAAAACCATTTATTGACTTTACTAACTTTTTAAACTTCTCATCTTTGATATTTCTTGGATTACTTGGGTTGCCTTTAATCTTATTAATATTAATTTTCTGTTTCATATTCATCCATTAATTTGTGCAACTCATCTAACACTACTTTCATACAACTACCACAACTTGATACCCTACGCTTCTTGTGAAATACCCTGTTGTAAATTTGAATCAATTTATTCATATCCCAATTAGTTACAACAGATGGTGTGCCTAATTCTTTCAAATACTTGTACTCTTTTTCGGTTAAACATTCTACCTTATAACGAAACAATCTGTTTAGTTTCTCCTTGCGTTCATCACAACCACAGTCTTCACCCATTGCCCACTTAACTGCTTTCTTAATTCCTGTGGCTTCGGTTACTTTCTCAATAGTATCTCCCAGCCCTTGCGATACTTTCCATTCTTTGTATTCTTTGGTTCGCTTATCGCCTTTAAACTCATCCATAATATTCATCTTTAAATTTATCTTTTATTATTGTCTTACCTATTTTTAATGTCTTCCAAATACTTGTTAAACTAATGGTTGTTTCTTTCGCTATATCTCGGTAAGTCATTCCACTATCCCTATACAACTCAAATAACTTTCTATCAAACCAATGCCACTCTTGTAACTCTGCATCTATTTGTTGGCACAAGTCATCCAAAGTTTTCTCCACTTCTTCTGGAAAATGGTCTAAACATTCATAACTATATTCCACTTTTTTTGTTCTATTATTATTTAGCACTACCGACCTTAATGTATAGAACATTAATGCTTTTGTAGGCTTCTCATAATCTAATATTTTTATGTAGGCATCTTGCACCAAATCCTCTGCCCACATTCCACCACCTAACTTTGATGCTAACACTATCCACTCTTTGTGATATTTTACTATTTCCATAGTGTTAGTTGTTGTTTGTGTTGTTTTAGTCTTTTTATTGCTGCATTATAATATTCTTTATCTAATTCACAAGCAGTTAAATCATATCCTAAATTATGACAAGCGATAGCTATTGAGCCACTACCTAAATGTGTATCTAATATTTTATCTCCCTCTTTAGCGTAATTCATTAAAAGCCATTCATATAAAGCAATAGGTTTTTGCGTTGGGTGTAATCTTCCTTTGCTTTGTTTATTTCCCTCTATATTTCCATAATAGTTATATTCAAAGCATTTACAAACCCCTTTGAAACTTGTCCACGCTAACTCCCCTCTACTAAAGTTAGGAAATGGCATTTTTTTATCCCAAAAAATAAAATTTGTTGCATTCGGTAAATCAGCAGTTTTCCAAAAATGATTAGCACCCCATATTATTTGATTTTTACTTACTCTAAATAATTCTTCAAAATAGTCTTTACTTGGTAATTTATCCCATTCAGATATTTTATTTTTACCTAAAAATATACTTTTACCTAAAGTGCCTTGACTATCCATATTTTTACTAAACCTCTCTATTTGGTAAGGTGGGTCAACAATAGCAAGGTCGAAGTAGTTATCTTCATACCTTGCCATCATTTTCATGTTGTCTTCGTTTGTTATCTCCATACTATATCTACATAATCACTCTCGGCTTTTCTTGATTTTAAGGTTACGCTCTTTATTTTCTTATAAGAATCGTTTTCAAATATAATGTCCTCAATCATTTTAGCCATAGCAATCGTGTTGGTAGCATCCAATGGTCTGCT